TCACCAAATACAATTTCTGCAGTACGTCTTACATTTCCTGCTACAACACATTTACCAATAAGGTTCATTATGTCTACAATTGTAGTAACTGTAATTGTTTCACCTACATTCCCATTTAATACTTTTCTTATTTCTTTATGTATTTCTTCTAATGGTTCATGACCACTTGAGACTCCACCAAAACCTTTTATTACAGCACCCGCTGGTCTAATTAGGCTGTAGTCAAATTGGATTTCTGCCATCCCATGAAAATAACTTTCTAATAACATTCGTAATGATTCAACCCAACCTTCTCTTGTGTCAGGTATCACATATTCTCCAATACCTCTATTTGGATCAGGTAATTTAATCATAACTTCACCTGCACCCTTTGTATCGAATCCAACACCAACACCTAACATACTAGCATCCATCAAAAATGTGAATGGTTTAGAATAGTCATCTTTGATTGTTGATGTTGATACAAATGCGCAATTGTTTAGGGCGGCGTACAATTTTCGTTCTTCGGTTATAATTGTTCCCATAGCCCAAAGACCTCTGCCGGGTGGCAAGAACTTCATATTGAAGATACGCTCATACATCTCTTGTGCTGACTTTTGAGCTTGCCACGGATTCCACCCTAATTGATGTCCATCAATGTGATTCTTTTGCATAGAGTAAGTTCCCTCTACGACTCGTTGTACAGTTTCCCACCAACGTTCATTTTTTCCATTTTCTTTAATACGAGAATATGTTCTCATATAAACTAACTCGCCCAATCCATTAAAACCGAATGGTGGTTTTTTTCTTTTATACTTATCTATAAAATTTTCCGATAACTTAAATTTCATAATACATCCTTATTACCTTTCATAAAAACTTTCCTCTATATATAATTATTCAAACCCTTCCATTTTAGTACCATCTATTTTAAAATCTTCATATTTATTTTTAGCTAATTTCCTTAAATACTCTTCTGAATTATTCATCTTTGATTGTTGTTGTTTTCCACCATGTGTACTTGATTCATATATTTCTATTTTACCAATATTGGTATTCATCATCATTGGATATGTCATACCATCAACACCAAATCTATTTTTAATAACATGACACCGAGCTGTATTTGAAATTTTATCTTCTACTTTCCTACTAATAGACATAACAAAATCTGAAGTCATAACCTTTGAATAATCTTCACTAACTTTACTTGCATCAATAACATCTTCTTCTAACGCAGAACGATTTGCTTGTGATGCAGTCCATACTGGAATTTCAAATTCTCCTGCTAGTTCTCTAAGTCTTTCATAATTATCACCAATGGAATGTCTTTTCTCTCTAAATGTACCAATTGGTTTTACAATATCTGCATAATCAACAATTACCATATCTGGTTTTATACTTTGCATTTCAAGTTGTTTCAAATGTGCATTTAATGTCTGAACTGTAGCAGAACGTGTTGGATAGTATTTAACATATAAATTACCTTTAAGTTGGTCTATTTTCTTTTGTACATCTTCTTTATAAAATTTTATATTACTTGTTGTAATACCAGTAAAAACAGTATCATATCTCAACCCAACATATGTTTGATTTAATTCTAAACTATAATGAACTACTGTTAATCCCCTTTGCATACCACTCGCACCAATAGATTGTAACATCCAAGTTTTACCAATACCAGCTGGTGCAACTATAACACCAAGTTCGCCTGCACCAAGTCCACCATCCATTACTTCATCTATAATATCCCAGCCAGTTGGAACTACCATTCTAACAGAATCACTCAATCTTTCTTCTAAGCTTGTAATATATTCATGGCCAATATCTCTTTCCATTCCAACCGACATGGATTTATCAATTAATGATTTTATACCATCATAATCTTGATTTTCTAAAAGATTAACAGATTCCAATATAGCATTTTTTAAAGCTTGATTCCTACAAAAATCCAAACATTTTTCTTTAACAAAATCTAAATCTGTAGATTCAATATTTTTCCAAACATCCCGTAACGTATCTATAATAGCTACTTGTAATACTTTATCTTCTATTTCATTTATTTGTATTTTTAATACATCAAGTGTTGGAACCGTTTTATGTTTAATAAAATATTCTATAACTTCATCACACAACCAGGCGTGGGAATCAGAATCAAAAATTACACCACTTAGAATATCTGACGATGTTTGTAGAAAATTTAAATCTGTTAATAATGATGATATAACTTTAACTTGAAAAGCTGTACCATATATTGATATTTTGTCACTCATGACTTATTCCGGCATATTTATTTAAAGTAGAAAATGTAGTCAATAACCAACTATCAACATTAGGTAATGTTTGAAATAATTTATCTTGTAAAAACATTTTTGTAAAATTAAATTTAGCCAATTGTTGTATTGGTTCTGTTACTATATCTTTAATTTTTAATTTAGCATTACCACTAATATTTACATCATGGAGTTGCATCAAATCGTGATTTAATTGTAACTTTTTTCTATTTTCATCAGATAACATTGTTTGTACATTGTTTGTAACATCATTATTTTCCACATAATCTAAAACCTCTTCTATACTAACTATCTTATCTTCTTGTAAAAGTGGTAAACATTTTTTTATAGTTTTAAGAGCAACCCCATTTATGCCTGGAATATTATCTGATTTATCGCCATCAATTATTTTATACATTAAAAAATTATGTGATGGTATTCCAAATTCTTCATGTACTTCTATTGGTGTATACTTTTTCTTTTTTGTAGGACTCCAAACAGTTATTCTATCATCTACCAATTGTAAGAAATCTTTATCAGTAGACATTATAGTTATTTTAGATTCTTTTAAAATTTGTTTAGTAATATAACCAATAGCATCATCGGCTTCCATGTGATTGGCAGATATAACAGTTAGTGGTAACTCTTGTAAATACTCCGCTAATCTACTTATCTGAAATAACATTGATTGGTGTTCATCTTCTGGTGTATTCCAATCATATGCTCTATTTAAACGTATTTTTGTTCTACGTTTAGCTTTATAATCTGGAAATAATTTTCGACGGCGGTCTGAGCCGCCTTCTCCATCAAATACTATGATACATCTGGTGGGATTGTGCATCTTTATAGCAAAACCAATTGATTTTAAGAAACCAATTATTCCACCAACATGAGCTCCGTCAACATTGGTAATTGGTACAACACTAAATACTCTAATAAAAGTATTTAGACCATCTATAATCAATACTTTGTCATTTGGATTATTATGCTCGACAAGACCGCCGTCATTTTTAATTTGTTCTAAAATTGATAGATATTTTTCATTAATCACCCAGAACCTCATCGGTAACTTCTACATCATCAATACCTAAATCTTCTTTAGAATACTTTAATATAACTTTATCACAGATTAAACTATAAACATAATCTCGAAATTCTGTATCTACAAGTAATTTTGACCAATCCTTAGATTGAAATTTTTTCTCATCTGTTATTTCACCAGTTTCCTTATCAATTATGGGAAGTGTATACCAAGCTCCTGCAACTTTAACAATACCATGTTCTTTCATTACAGTTAACCAACTACCATCGTCATCAATACCACTTTCAAAATAAAGTGGAAACTCACAATGTCTTAATGGTGGGCCTAATCTATTTTTAATAACTTGAGCTTGAATCTTCATACCAATCGTATTTTTTTTAGTATCTTTTATTTGACCTTTATTCTTTAAACGAATACGAGTTGATGCGTGAAATGGTAATGCTTTACCACCACTTGTTGTCCAAGGGTCTCCAAACATTACACCAAGTTTTTGACGAAGTTGATTTGTAAACACAAGAGCTACCTTACGTCTACCAATCATCTGAGTAATCTTCCTCATAGCTTTTGATATGATAATAGCTTTACTTGTAGCCCAACCATCTTTCTCAAAGTCAGCTTCCATTTCTACTTTGGTAGATGCTCCAGCTAAACTATCAACCAAAATAGTAACTAATCTACTATTATCTTCTTCTCTAACCTTGGTAACTATCTTCTCTATAGCTTCAAATATTTCTTCTACAGTTTCTAAGTGAACATATAGCATATTATCTATATCAATACCAATAACTTCAAGAAATTCTTTACTAACGGCAGTTTCAGTATCCATATAAACAGCTACACCACCTTTTTTTTGTGTAGAAGCTAATAAATGGGCTCCAACCAATGATTTACCACTCGATTCCAACCCATTTATTTCTGTTATTCTTCCTATTGCTATACCACCATTGGGTCTATTGGAAATAGCCAAATCCAACATGGATGAACCAGTTGAAATCCAACCACTTACATCTGATGGTGCTTCGTCTTTACCATCGAGAAAGTATGCAACCTTTGGATAATCTTTTTTAAATTGTTTATTTAAACTTGCAGATAAAACTGATGCCAATTCATCTCTTGCAGACATATAATCTCCTAATTAAGTAGTGGGTGTACCCGGCTTTGTAAAGAATCCTTTGCACACACTCGGTTTTATTAGTGTTGGCTTCAACACCCACTACACTTTATTTATTACTTACCGACTGAATAGTTCGTCAAACGCGGATGAAGCATCATCAACAGTAGTAGTCTGTTTTAAAGTTTCCTTTGAAATAGTCTCTACAGTTTCTTCTTTCTTCATTTCACCATTAGTAGAATTACCAGTATTACCTTTACCTTCACCATCAGATGGATTTAACCACTCATTGAGAATATTAGTAAGTTCGTCATATGAAAGTTCATTATAAACTTCATTCAAATTAACTTGATTATCTAATGCACTTTTCATCTGTTTTGCATCTTCTGAAATGGGAGTCTGATTTGGTTTAACACGAATGCTCGTAGTTGGAAAAGATTTTCCAGTTTCCTCTGCAGTCTTAAACTCTACAACAACATCACGACCATTAGTAGCATCAGCTATATCACCATAGTCAGGGTCTGTGATTATAGAAAGTAATTCTTGGTATACCGTTTTACCAAAACCCCAAAATTTGACACCATCGTTCTCTGCGTCACGAACAAGTACAGGTGCAAAAGTTCTCATTTTAGCTTCAAGTTTCTTTCCAAGTCTCCAATCATCACGATTACCAGATTGTTTCAATTTATCAGCGAATTCTTCAACTGGGTCAGGGCGACCAAAAGAAATCGGTGATATATAGGTACGTCCACCCAAATCATAATGAAAATACAACTCTATAAAAGGTGTAGATTTATTAAATTTAAAGGGTACAATTCTTACGACTTGTTTTCCTGGTTGTGGTTTCCAAAGGTTATTGGAACGTTGATTTGTTGTTTGTAACTGATTTAAGCGATTCTTAATTGCTTCAATATCCATTTTATATTCTCCGTGTTATTATTTGTTATTTATTATTTTTTAATCAAGATAACCTTGATTCTATAATAATATATATCTGGGATGCTAACTAAACACCCAAGCTTTTTTTGTATTATTTCTATCATAACACTTGTAATTTATAACTACGAATGGTAAACTATCCAAATTATAGCCTTCTTGAGTTATTCCTCTTTGAGTTACTTGAGCTTCTCTATCTTTTCGAGTAAATATCCAAATACCTTTTCCTGTTTTTGTAGTCTTATCAATTACATTAAAATCTTTTTCATATGATTGCATATCAACTATAACTTCTTTATGGCCTGGGTCATCATCAAAAGATGATGCGTGTGGTAAAGGAAATGTCCACAAAATATTTTTACTTATTCTACAAACTTCATCAACAAAAGTTTTCATATATTCTTGTGGTATATGTTCAAGTGTTTCTGAACACCACACCCAATCCCATTGTTTATTTTTAAAATCTGTACCATCAATAACATCTTGACAATAATCAACTCTATCACCTGGCCTTATATCTAAATTTTTATATTTGTTACATCGAGTCTGTAAAACACCTTTGTATGGTGCCGTACTACCACCACCTACATCGAGTATTGATTCGGCTCCCCGTGGTGGCAAATACATTAGAAAAAATCTTATAACATTTTCTACATTTTTGTGTGATGAAACATCAATCATAATAACCCTTTTAATAAAAAAGGGTTCGGTTGGTTTTTATGTTTGTTTATAGTGGAAACTAAAAATCGGTTGAACCCTTTTTAATATTTCGAAAATTTGGGGATGTGAGACTTGCGATTACTCACAACTTTCAGCTCAGATTTATCGTACCTTGTACCTAACACCCAAAAGTTACTTCGGTTATTCTAATAGATGGT